AGGACCTGGGTGAGCTCCACCTCGGCGTCCAGGTTCTGGTACGCGGCCAGATCCTGAGCGAGCTCCGGCGTCCACTTGGCGCGCAGCTTGCGGGTGTTGGTGACAACCGCGGTGCTCTGGATCTTGAGGTTGATCTCCGGGATGACCGGGGTCGGGGTCGCGCCGAAGTCCGACTCGAAGTTCGGCAGGACGAGGGTGCCCGTGGTCGACGCCACGATCGTCGAACCGACCGTGTAGCTGACCTTCGCCTGCGGAACCGCATCGACGGTGCCCGAGACGATGAAGACCAGGTCCTGGCCGTTCGGCGCCACCTTGGTGTGCCGGCGGTAGACGATCAGCGCGTTGCCGGTGCCCTGGCCGCTGCCGTCAGCAACCGGGACGCCGTCCGTGGTCGCAGCCCACGAAGTCGAGGAGCCCGAGAGCGGCATCCACTGCTTGATCGCCGCGATGTCCGACGCCGCTTCGCCGAGGGCGGAGAGGGTCGTGTACGCGCCGGTCAGGGTCAGCTTGGTGAGCTGGCCTGCAGCGATGGTGCCCGAGAGGTCCGGGTCGTAGGCCACGTCAGCCAGGGTGGCCGCCGAGAGTCCCTGCGCGAAGGTCTGGGTCGAGACCTTTTCACGCATGGAGTACGACGTACCCAGGTTGTACATACCCTTGGTCGCAAGGTTCTGCGTGCCCGGGGCCGTCTGGTCACCGAAGAGCGAACCGCCCGACGAGAAGTCGTCGTTCTTGTTGCCCGCCTTGACGTTGGCGTACTGGTAGTCGAGGTAGAACAGGAGGCCCGACGGCAGCGAGAGCGGCTGCACCGAGACGAGCTCGTTGGCGATGAGGCCACCGAACACGCGCCGGACGATCGGGAATGCCACGTTCTGGAAGCCCTGGAGGTCGCCACCGACCGAGTTGGACTCGGTGAGCAGCTGGGCCGCCTGGGACTCCAGGAGGCGCGCCATGTTCGACTTCGCCTTGTTGCGCGGCGAGTCGGCCAGGCCCTCGAGGAGGCCGGTGCGCTCCCACTTCTTGACGAGACGGGCGGACTCCTTCAGCATGTCCTGCCGGGAGATGCCCTCCGTCAGTTCCTTCATATCGAATGCCATTTTTCGTTTCTCCTAGTTCGTCTTTGGGTCTGGGTTACTTGAGCAGGCCCGCAAGCTGACGCATGCGGTCGTACTTGCCCTGCCCCTCTGCCCGATCCACCGACTCACGGAGGATTTCCGGCTTGGGCGCTCCCGACGTGCGGGGGCGCTGGGCGTTGCCTGTCGGCTTGCGAGACTTGGACTCGCTGAGCGGACCGGCCGATGCCTTGAAGGAGCTCACGATGGCCTCGTAGACCATCTTCACCTGGGCGACCGACTTTGCCTTGTCGATCGATTCGAGGACGACCTGCTTCTGCTCCTTCGTGAGCCGGCCGTGGGTGTTCAGGATGCGGTTGACGTGCAGGACCTTGCTGTTGAACAGGTTGGTCTCGTGCAGCGTCTGGCCGAGGCGCTTGATCAGGGTGACCGCTTCCTTGAGCTTGCCGCGGAGCATCTTGTTCTCCGCGAGGCCAGCCTTGAGCGCCTCCTTGATCTGGTAGTCGACGTGGTCCGGCGGGACCTCGGTCTCCCAGTGCTTCTCGCCCGTCTTCTTGTCGGCGATGCCGGTTTCCTTGGACGCCTGGTCGAGCTCGCCTCCACCGACGATGTCCTTGAAGCCCTTCGACACCTGGGCCTCGGTCTGGAGGGCAGCCTCGTAGACCTTGTGGAGCTCCGATTCGGAGATCTCGACTTCCTCGTCCATTTCGTCCTTCTCCTTGTCCTTGCCCTCCTTCATGTCGGGCTCGGCTTCGGCATCTTCGCCGAGGTGAGGAATGGACATGCCGCCCATCCCCTCGTCTTCCATACCTTCGGCGCCTTCGGCACCGTCACCACCGGCTTCCATCTCGTGGCCGCACTTGGGGCACTCGAGGTGTTCGCCTTCTTCGACGCCGTGCTCGTGGGCACCGGTCGCACTCTCGGGATTCTCATCCTCGCCGTGCTCACCCGGAAGCTCCATGTGCTCCTCGCCGTCTTCGGAAAGCTGCGGGAAGAACCCTGACAGCGACTCGAGGTCGAGCTCCTTCTCCTTGTCGTCCTTCGCTTCGGCCATGTCCTTGTCTCCCATGTTCTTGCCTTCCTGGTACTTCTTTTCCTTCTCCCGCTTCGCCGGAGAGTAGTAGTCAGCTCCCTGGTCGTTCACGCGGTCGACGCTCTCGCCGGCAAGGGCGGAGCGGATCTGCTTCTCGAGGAGTGCCTTCACGCCGGGAGCCATCTGCTCCACGATCTCGTTCTTGGCGGCTTCGAGCGCGGCGGCCTTCAGGGCCTTCGCGTCCTTTACTGCCTCCTTCACGAGCTCTCGTCCTTCCTTTGCGGCCATGTCGTCCTTTCCTCTCCGGGCGGAAACTTCTACATCTAAATAAAGACGCCCAGAATAATTTCGCTCTTTTTTTTAGTTTCTCGATTCTCCGCGCTTGAGTTCCAAGCGTCGGTTGAAGTCTGCCCTTGCGCGCTTCCTCCGGTTCTTTACCGAAGGCTTCTCGTAGCCTCTACGCTGGTAGACTTCCTGTATGATGCCCTCATTCCTCACCTTCTTCATGAACCGCTTGATCATTCTTTCCGGCGATTCGTCCTTCCGGGGAGCCACCTCTACGTGTCTTGCCCGAACAGGTTCGTGCGAGGAATCCTTGCCCTTCTTCATCAAATCACTTACTTTCGGCCGGCTGCGGCCTTCTTGGCCATTCCCTTGGCGCCGTACTTCTCGCGACCGATCGAGGCCGCCAGAGCACCGGCGTTCTTCACGCCCTTCTTGTGCGCGAGCTTCCCCTTCAGCTTCTTGAAGCCGATGTGCTTCTCGTCGACCGAGGTGTTGGGCGGGGTAGCGTCTTCCTTCACCTGACCGAGGCCACGGCGCTGGAAGTCGTAGTAGTGCATGGCCGCTTCCCAGATGTTCGTGGGGACGGCAACGGGCTGGGGAACGAGGGCTGCCCAGGCGCTCGACGGATCGGGAGAGAGCTCCTCGGAGATCATCTGGCCGATGGCCTGCCGAAGGGCCGACTCCATCTTCGTACCATAGATACGGTCGTCGATGCTGTGCGGGGTGTTGGTGTAGGGACCGAAGTTGGCGGCACCCTGCGAACGGTAGAGGTTGAAGCCGCCCAGGGCAGGAGCGAAGTCAAAGTTCTTGTCGACGATCTGGCCGTCGGCGCGGTGTTCCGCCTCCGCGACCTTCGCCTTCTTCTTCTTCGCCTCGTTGATGGCCGTCTGAACCATGCCACGAAGCTGCTCTACGGTGATCTTCATCTACAGAGGCTCCTTGTCTAAATAGACCAGGCTTGAAATCTTACTTCTTTTCGGGGATTATTCCATGCCAAGCATCTTGATGAGGGCCGCCCAGGCGCCTTCATTGGCCAAGATGTCGTAGTCTTCCGACCACCCGGTCATGTAGCCACGGCCCGAGGGGTTGGTCTTCCCCAGTCCCTGGCCGAATCCAGATCCGACCACCTGCATGAGGACCGAGGGGAAGCTGTCGAAGTCCGTCAGCTCTTCTTCCGAGGGGGGTTCTTCGCCCTGGTCGTGCTGGATCGTCTTCTCGAGCTCGTCGTCTGAAGAGTCTTCCCAGTGATCTGGATCGAGGACGGCAGGTTCTTCCACGGGAGGGACCAGAGGATCTACCGCGGACTCGTTGTAGGAACCGAGGGTGTCCATGAACGACTCGTCGTCGTCCGTCTTCTTCTTCGGATTGACGGCCCAGTCTCCGCCCATGCCGGGGGCGACGTTGCCGAGCTGCTGGCCACCCTTTCCCGACTGGGTGAAGTTCATCGGAGTGCCCGATGCTTCCTCGAAACCAGACTTGGCGGTGACACCCTTGCCCTTCGCCGTGAGGGGACGGACCAGGGTGCGCATCTTTCCCTGCCCACGTCCCTGGCCGGTGCCGGAGAACCGCGGGGCCGTCAGGGCTCCGCCGTCGTCGTCACGGTCGTAGGGGAAGTCCTTGGGCTGAGCCTGGGGCTGCCACTTGTAGGCCTTGCCGACGTAGTCGGCGTCCGGACGGCCCATGGCGCCGATCCATCCCGAATACGGAGCCTCGAGGATCGTGTCCAGACTTTCGATGTACTCGTCGAGCCTCACCTATATTATACCCGGCGATCCAACGCCTTTCGCTGAGCCTCGAGCTGCTTGAGGCGGGCCTCGTCGATCTGTTCCTTGGCGGCCGGCGGGGTCTCCCCGTCCAGGTTCCGCTTGACGGCGCTGAAGTTCACGCCCATCTTGCCGAGCATCTCCAGCGGGACGCCTTCCTCCCCGTAGAGAGCCTGGGTCTCGCCCTGGGCGTAACCTCCAGCCGACTGCTCCGGAAGAGCGGGACGGGTCCCTTCGAACATCATGGCCAGGTTGGGATCTCCACCTGAAGCCCGTTCGATGGCGCGCCGCTGAGCTGCCTGGGCCGCGACACGCGGGTCCTGAAGAGCCTGCTCGGGATCTTCCCCGTAGACGTCCGCCAGCTGCTTGCGACGGATCGCCTCGGTCTGAGACTGCTTGCCACGGACCAGCGGGCTCTGGTGGTAGATGCCCTTGTGGTCGTTGGCCATCGCCTTCGGAGTCTCCTCCTCCCAGTCCTCCTCGTTGTCGCCCTGCATGAGCTCTCGGAGGTTGGTAGGATTCCCCTTGTGGACGTGTCCAGCCTTCGGACGTGACACCGGGGTGACCGCGGCACCTGCCACCTCGGCCATCACCTTCTTCAGGTACTTCTCAGCGAGCGCCTCCGCGATCAAGGAAGGGAGGATCTTCGTGACCTCCTCCTTGATGATCATGCGGATGGCACCGCGGAGCTCTTCCATCGAAATCTTCATCTATCACCTCGGCAAGACGATGTCGTTCAGGGCGCGGAAGATCCGGTCTTCCTTCTTGAAGACGCGGTGGGGCTCGAACTCCACCCTCTTCCCTTCTGCGAAGAGGTAGGCGCCCGGGGTCGAAGGCTCCGAGACCATGTCCCAGCAGATGATCTGGTAGTCGTCCTGGACGACGTCGTGACCTTCGTTGGTCTTCTCGGTGGAACCGACGCCGCGGCTGCTGATGCCGAGCTTCACGCCAGCTTCCAGCAGGCCCGCCAGGATCTTTCCCGAGGGCAGGCTGTCCAGCACCTCGACCCGTCCCATGACGTTGTTCCCGTCCCACCACATCTCACGGACGACGTGGCTGACGTTCTTCAGGCTGACCGAGGAGCTCTCCGGGTGGTCGCACTCGCCGACGGCGCGGGACTCCCGGACGGCCTTCTGGTAGTTCTCCACCTCACGACGGAGGATCTCCATCGGGTAGATGCGCTTGTTCTGGTTGAGAACTACCAGAAGG